TTTTAACGCAACGTTACGTGTAATCTATGACCCGATAGCGGGCAATCACTCCGCAAGGAATAAGGGTGCAAATATCGCACGTGGGGAATATCTTTTCTTTTCAGATGCCCACATGGCATACAAGCCCGGCTTCTTCAAAAGTATTTTAAGGGCAGTGGACGAGTCGGGCGGTATTGTGCACGGGGTAATTCAATGGATGGGTGCGTATCCCCCTACTGAGTCGGGCGGCGGACACCAATACTCAATCAAGCTTGGCGAGGAGATTAAGGGTACATGGAATAACTATAAATTAGCAGATACGTGGTTTTATATCCCAGCCCAAGGGCATTGCAGTGTCGCCGTTAAGAGAGGCCAGTTTATGGCTTTTGGGGGGTATCCTAAGATACACAGAACATATGGAGGCGGAGAGTTTTATCTTAATATGAAATGGTGGATGTTCGGTTCTACGGTAGCTGTTGACCCAAACGCTATTGGTTATCATCTCGCAAGCGGACGTGGGTATACATATAATCATGATGATTATATTCATAACGTATTCAATATCGGGAAAGCACTGGGGATGTATGATTGGGTTGAAAGATTTAAGATCAACACCTTACGGCGTGGTCGTCAGGAAGTAATAGATAAGATGTGGAACGAGGCAGATAAGGAGACATTATCAGACCAACGTTGGATTAGAAAACACCGAAAATACACATTCAACGATATACTAAAAATGAGACCGTGGGACGTAATGAATGATACGAGGCACGGTAAACATTATTCTGGGGTGGTAATCTTTCACGACACATGGCTAGACCTTCTTTCTCAAGCACCACAATATGTGCAAGACATTTATAATAATTCCAAAACACAAAAAACGTTGGCAAGGTTTATTGATGAAGAACTTTCGGAAATCGTGTATAAAAGAAAAACCCCCGCATAGGGGGTTTGTTCTTAATACTGCATATTCTTTAGCTCCTCCATTTCTCTTTTATGCTCCCGTATTTTGTCGAGCTCAGATAATGCCATAGCTTCAATCGTGTTCAATGCTATATCTTCTTTTTCTACTACGTCCATATCGGGGCGTAGTTTGTGTATAAGATTTAGTATTATGTAGTGTGTTTTGTCCATCATATTATTTTAAGTGTTCAATGCTATCGCAAGAGCTATCGGGGCTTAGTTTGCAATCGTGGTTTTCTATTTCGTCCACGTGAGTCTCACATAGCCCGTTTTCGTATTCATAATTTACGCATTCGTGTATTTTGCAAGGCTTGTCTGGGGTTTCGTCTAGTCCCTTGTCCCCAAATTTAAGTATATCTTCGTTCATAATTTGTTTAATCAGTTTATAAAATGAGCGAGAGGAGAGCTGGACAGCTGCCCCTCGCGTTCATTGTCCACCTCTATATAATCCCTAAAAATATCATGCCAGATATTACGCCGACACAAGTCATGACTACGATTATAGCAATAGTCTCTAATACGTGCGGTCTTTCTTCAGGAGTATATACATTCATTGTTTTATTGTGTTTCATGTATTTAATTTAATTATTTCGCCTTTTATAGAACAAATCGAGAATACCAACAAATCGGGCTACTTAGTAAAATCCCTAAAGTATGATATACTTATAGTAAATATATACTTGTAATGTTGTACGCGATGACAACAATTAAAATTTTACTGGACGGCTCTATTAGTACTCTTTAATGTTCTATCTTGATTATAGACCTGTGCAAAAGACTTGTCAAGCAATGGAATTGTGGATAACTATTTATCAACGTTTGACTGTCAAACAAATATGTCATATATAGTACTCGTTGTTTTTTTTCTTATAGGATATAAAATAGGCAAGTATAACGCCATTTTAACTACTCAAGACATAGAAGAAATAAAAAAGATTATGCCGCACAAAAAGGCAAAACTTTTGAAGAAAAAAGAGCCCTTAACTCACGCCGAGCAAGTATTAAAAGACTTAGAAAAATAATATGCCAACCATCAGGCAAAAAAGATTAGTTGAGGCATTACCAACAAGCAAAACATACACAGAAGCCTTGATAAATGCGGGTTATTCCGAAAACTCTGCAGACGATAGAGCCAAGGACATAATGGGTTCCAAGGGCGTGCGGGAGTTATTAAAAGACCTCGACATAACTACCGACTTCTTAATGGGGGAATATAAGTATATCGCCGAACAAAAAAAAGATTTGGGGAATAAAAGGATAGTCTTAGAGAATTTATTAGAAGTTAACGGGGTAGAAATAAAGGGTAATCGGATAGATTCGGGAAATACATTGAATTATCTACAGATAAATGTAGATAATAGGCAAGAAGTGAGCAAAAAGCTGGAAGAATTGGAGGAACAGCTAAAGAATTTGGATAATTTATAGCTAAAATAAGGGAAAAACAAAGCCCTAGAATAGCTTTAAACGCATTAAAAAGCATAAGCATATAGAACCTTAAGCCCCTAAAAGCATAAAAAAGATACCCTTAGCGTTACATTAGCGTTACATTGACCTCAAAACTATGAAAAACCTAGTAAATTGCAGGGTTTGTGGTAAGTCCATAATCTCCCAAAGAAGACGTTTATACTGTAATTCAACGTGTAGAGTACGTAAAATGAGGCAATCAAGACGATCAGACTATTAAAATGGCACTCTCTAAAGAACAACAAGACCTTAAAAGGCTTGAAATACTTGAGCAATTGACCACCCTCAAGAGGATAGACAAGACGCATAACGACTTGTGGGCTTTCGTTCAGGTATATCTAAAGCACTATTTACAAAACACCACGCCAGAATTTCACAAAGAGATATATAAAGACCTCACTAATTTATTCTTACCCCCCCGCCACCCTGCTTCGCCTCAAGATACTATGCGGTTAGAGAGTATGAGTGGAGAAAAAATAACCCTTTCCCCTCCTTCTCTCCTCTCTCTTCCCAACCCTAAACTCTCACCCCCCATCCCCTTACAACAAGAAAAGATACTATCCAATGGTAACCACATACCCTCTGTAATCGATCCTTTGCCACCTAGGAACTTAGAAAATGGTGAAGATGATACATTATCCATCTCAGGCAATGATACCACCTTAAAAGCTAACGTAGACCGTTTCTATACCCGACAACTTATAGTCGCACCTCGTGGCTTTGCCAAAAGTACCCTTACCTCAAGATTTTTACCTCTTTGGTTAGCCATTACGGGGCGCGCTAAAGATATATTCTTAGTCTCCGCTACCGTCTCCTTAGCAAAGGAACACCTTAGGATTATTAGACAAGAATTAGAAGCCAATTTAGAGTTAATACATGATTTTGGGTATCAACCTAGTGATAAGTGGACAGAAGAGCATATCTTACTAAAGAATGGCGCTAACATTAGAGCTAAGGGAAGAGGATTCCAAATCAGAGGATTCCGTCCAGATGTCATTATTTGTGATGATTTGGAAGATGAAGAGGTTATTTACTCTAAAGACCAAAGAGAAAAGATGGAAACCTGGTTTTTTAGAACCCTCCTCCCGGCCCTCAAACCTTTCCAGAGACTCATCTATGTAGGCACCATTTTGCATCCATTCAGCCTCATAAATAAACTAAGACAAAAAGAAGAATTTAAGAAGAAAGAATTTAAAGCCCTACAAAACGATGTCTCTATTTGGGAAGAATTATTCCCCACCACATATCTCAACAATCTTAGAAAAGAAATAGGAGAATACGCATTTCAAGCTGAGTATATGAACAATCCTCTCAGCATGGAGAACCAGCCTATTAAACCCGAATATCTAGATGTTAAACCCTCAAACGAAGAACGTTTGGTGAGGGTTATGGCGGTTGATCCGGCTATCAGTGAAAAAGAGGTCGCAGATTATTCAGCTATTACAATTTTTGAAAGAACAAAGGATAATAGATTTAGATTAATAGCCAAGACAAGGGGACATTTTGGCATCGATGTCTTAGTAGAGCGTATTATCAGTCTCTATCAAAGATACAAGCCAGACCGTGTTCTCCTAGAAGAATTTGCGTATCAAAAGGTCATCAGAAGTATTCTTACGGAAAAGGCCAGAGAACAGGATATTTTTATCCCTATCTCAACCGCTGAGGTAGGGAGAAGCAACACGATAGACAAAAGACCAATGGATAAACTTACCAGACTTCTTCAGGTACTTCCCCTCTTCGAACAAAGATTAGTAGATATACAAGACGAGGATATTCGACAAGAACTTTTTGCTTTTCCCTTTGGAGACCATGACGACCTTGTTGACGCTACTGTCTATGCTCTCTATTGGCTTATGAAGTACCAAAAAGCCGCGAATACATTTCAAAAAGAAGGAAAACTGGTGGTCGACGTAAAACCAAGTCTTTCTTTGCACGAAAAGAATGGTGTCTGGTATGGGACTCACGAGCCGCCAGTCTTTCCGGGACATCCTAATAAATTTATAAATACTGCAAAAAAATGATTATTAGTTTTTGGTGTAGAGACTGTCGATTAGACCAGGATATTCCGGCGATTAAAAGAGAATTTCGGGATACCGAATGGTTTTCCGGAAACTGTAAGAAATGCGGTAATCTGGTAAAGAGACATATTACCGAAAAACAGGATGACCCTTATTTTTATGAATCCATGAAGATTCGTTACGAACGGGAATGTATGAAGATGGATTTAATCCAACCCGGCGAAACGGGATTCGAAACCTTTTATAAGAAAGAATATGACAAAATGGAACTTGCAAAAGAAAAATGGTATAATAAAGAAGCAGAAAAGAAAAAAGCAAGAGACGCTTTCTTAAAAAAACATTCAGAGAACATCGTTGAAAAAAACATTGCTAAGAAAATAATTGAAAGAGAAATGGTACATGGATAATGATGATATTTTAAAAGAAGAAGTTACACCAGAAACCAAAGACGATACATTGATTCAACTTATCGAATCTTGGATTCAGGAAACCAATACATCCTATGAGGCTCTTAAAAAAATAATAGAGCGTAATATTTTATACGTTAAGGGGTATCAAACGGATGTAGAAAAAATAAGGGGAAATAACTCAAAAGCAGTAGAGAATAGAATCTTCGCTGGGTTAGAGACAATGGTCCCCATCGTTACCGCGCGACTTCCTGATATGTTGGTGACTCCGTCTACGGACGATGAGTTAGGGTTTAAAAAGGCTGACGAAATCGAGAGGGTTCTCGCCCATCACTATCACCGTGTGGGAATCCAAGAACTTTCAGAAAGATTCGTCCGAGACCTTATTTCTAAAAGGTTTGGGGTGTTCAAGATAGTATGGGATTCCACGACAGATGATTTGGGTTTAAAAGTCATAGACCCACGCAGAATACGTATCCCGCTTTTTGGTAGTTCTGTAAATGAACTCCCGTTTCTGATAGAGGAGTTAGAATTGAGCTACACTTCTTTAGAGGAATTGTTCGGTCAGGAAACAGCCAATAAGATTCTTAAAGAGGTTGGAGTCGTTGAATCAGATTTAAAGAAAAGAAAACACACTTTTACTATTCACGAGATTTGGACAAACGAAGCTCGTATCTGGTATACCAAGGGAACTATTTTGAAAAAAGAACAGAATCCCTTTTATGATTTTAAGGGTTCTAACAATCATTTCTTTGCTCCACAAAAACCGTATATTATTAAATCCCTTTTCCAGACAGAAGAATCTCTTATCGGAGATACTGACCTCATAACGCAAGTAATACCAGTTCAAGATAATATTAATAAACGAAAACGCCAGATTGAAAATCTTGCTGCAAAGATAGCCAATCCCCCACTTCTTATTGATTCAGACGTGATGGATGAAGAAACCGCTTCGGGAATCACCAATGAGGAGGGCGCAATTCTGTACGGGAAGGACGTTGCGCAGCCAGGGAAGGTTCGATTTGAAAATCCAGGACAACTTCCAGGCTATCTCTTCGATGATTTACTTTCTTCGCGCGGTGAATTTGATAACATCTTTGGCACACACTCTTCTACAAGAGGCGAAAAGACAAATGCCAAAACATTGGGTCAGGATGTTCTCTCAAGGCAGGGCGACCTTGGGAGAATAGATTTGGTCGCACGTCAACTTGAGAGAGCTATTGGCGAAATCGCGAACTATTGGGTGCAGGTGATGAAGGTAATGTATGATGATAAAAAGGTATTCAGGATTTTAGGCGATGAAGGTTTTTCTCTTATAGAATTTGACAAAAGCTCAATTGAGGAGGGTGTTCAGGTCATTGTTAAGGCGGGTACGGCACTACCGAGGGATGAGGTTTCTATCAGAAACGAGGCATTACAACTTATCCAACTAGGAGTATTAGACCCAATAACTCTTTATGAGAAATTGAAATTCCCAAATCCACAAAAGACATTTGAGCGTCTCTCCAAGTTTAGAACAGGTCAACTATTTCAAGAGGCAGGTGGTCAAAATCCTCAAGCACAAAGTGGTATCCCGGGGCAAGAGAATGTTGGTAATCTAGGGGGTCTTCCGGGTAATCCTACTTCACAGAACCAAGTAATGAACCAAGGGCAAGCCGAGATACAACAGGCGGAACAAAATATTTAAAGGTCGGGATGAAATAAGCACAATATAATACGAAAAAATAATATGCCATTACCAAAAACGAAAGACATGGGCAAGATGATGGAGTTTATGAATAAAGAACACCCAGAGATGTCTATGAAACAAAAAGTAGCTATTGCACTTAAAAAAACAGGAAAAGGTAAGCTTTCAAAGATGGCGATGAAGGCACGGGGCAAGATGCCCATGAAGTATTAGGAGATGATGATGTAAGTTTTAAAATATTAATGGGACAAAACCCAATCAAAAATGTAAGTCGTCGAAAGACGTAAAACTATGGAAAACGAAAACTATGACGTTAACGCGGTATCCGAAATGGAATCCGCAGAGGAAACTACCGAAACCTCTTCAGAACCGTCATCTGAACCAAAGGTAGAGAAAGAGGTTCCATATTCCAGATTTAAGGAGGTCAACGACCAACTAAAATCCTTAAAAACTGAAATTACGAAACTCACCCAGAAAGAAATCAGAACAGAACTTAGCGATACTGAGAAGAAAGATTTAGATGCTAAACAGTATCTAAAAGGTCTTCTTGAGGAAGTAATGAACGAGCGAGAGTCTAAAACGACGCAAGTTGAGCAAGCAGAATTGGCGAAATTTAATCAAGACGTAGACGAAGTACTAGAACTTAATCCAGATATAAAACGAGATGATTTTCTCAAATTTATCGAGGAGAAGGCAGACAAGTATGGCGTTGACTCGATTAAAGGAGCAATGCTTCTCTATAAGGACTTCAATCAAACGGTTGAAGGGACTAAGCAAAGCGTTAAGAAAGAACTTGCTTCACGTCCGAAATTCCCAACAAGCGAAGGAGTTTCTATCGCAAAAGTAGATGATTCTGGTAAATCTATCTGGCAAATTGCAGCCGAGGCTGCGAGAGAATTAGAAACTAAAAAATAAAAAACATGCCAGCATTATCAACATTCGTTACAAGTCTCACACAAGATAGATTTGTACCAAAGGTAATTGACCAGGTATTGAATGGAAACGTTCTTACCATGCGTCTTATGAAGAATCCACGAACATGGAGAGGTGGTGTATCTATTGAGGTTCCGGTGAATCTTTCTGCATATACTTCACTTGGTTCATATTCTGGATTTGATGCGTTTTCGACAACGCAAAACAATACTCGCCAGCGAGCTTCATTTACACCATCTCAGGTGTATGCGACAGTAGCACTGAGCGGTATTCAAAGAGCAGTTAACCAGGGAGACGCAGCGGTTATTGACCTTATTGCAACAGAAATGGAGCAAAGAGGTAATGACCTTAAAGATGAGATTGGAAATCAGATATATAGCGATGGAACAGGAAACTCTTCGAAAGACATTCTTGGTATTCACGCAGCAGTAGATGATTCTACAAACGTTGTAACCTATGGTGGTCTTTCTCGAAGCACATATACCAACTGGAGAGGTACATTAACAGCACAATCTGGTTCACTTTCGTTAGCGAACCTTGCTGCTGATTTCGATGCGGCTCAGCATGGGAATGATGCCCCAACTCTTATCGTCACAACACCAGCTGTCTTCACAATCTATGAAGCACTTTTGACTCCAACAGTTTCTCATCAATTCTCGATGAATGATTTTCGTATGACAGGGGAAGGAATGGCACGCGTAGGGGGAGCATTGGCAGCCAATCAGGGTTTCCGAGCACTTACGTTCCGTGGCGTACCAGTAGTAGCAGATGAGAAGTGTACATCTGGAAATATCTTTACTCTTAATGAAAACCATCTTTCTTTCTATACAATTCCACAACCAGGACGAACATCACATTCTTCCGGTTTTGCATGGACAGGTTGGAAAGAGCCAGTAAACCAGGATGCTGTTGTAGGACAGTTCTTGTACTATGGTCAACTTATCTCAGATTCTCCACGTACACACGC